CGAAAGTCTAATGTTGCCGTTGTGGTTAGCGCTGACTCGTAATAACGATCAGCCTGATTTGATTGTGATGGATGACACGTATTTTACGTTCTTCGATAACAGCCAAACCAGCATCCAGCGTTACACAAACACGACAGATCTGAAGACGGGGACTACTTCGCTCAAGTACAAGGGAGCGGATGTGGTATATGACAGTCTAGCGGCGGGTATGCCTGATCAACACGCATACTTCCTGAACACTGATTACATCGGCATTTGCGCCCATCGTGACGCAAACTGGACGGAAGTCCCCGAGAAATCATCGGTAAATCAGGACGCTCAGGTTTTGCCGATCATTTGGCAGGGCAATATGACTGTGAGCAATCGTTCGCTTCAGGGCGTAATGAAAGCTTAACTGGCTATCAGATCAGGAGAAAATCATGTCTGACTATCAAATAATAAACCCAATCGCCGGTATGCAAAATATTGCCGACACTTCAACAACTCAAAACCAAGTGCTGGGGACTATCGTGCAAGCTAACGATACCGCCTCGACTGCATATGGAGCTGGGATGTTTATCTATCTTGCGGGTGTTGCTTCAACGCTCGTCGGATCATTTGTCACCTTTAACCAAGATGACAACACTACTGCGTTGCTGGCGGCGAATGCCATCGGCCCAGTCGGCGTCTCTATGTCAATTAATGTTGCCAGTCAGTACGGCTGGTATCAGATTTATGGCAAGGGCGTTGGCACGGTATTGGCCAGTTATGCTGATAACGGCTTAGTCTATGCGACTGCAACAGCAGGCAAAATTGATGATGCTGTAGTCGCTGGTGATCGAGTGAAACTCGCAAAAGGTGCCTCGGCTATCGGGACACCATCGACGGGCCTTGCGGAGTTTGAGATCCAATATCCTTTCATGGATGACGGAACCGCTGCTTAATTAGGCCTTAAGTAGCTCCTTTATGAGCGCCCTTTTTTTGGGGCGCTCACTTTTTAATCTTTGGGGACATTTATGGTTGACATTCTGCCGAGCGATAACGAAAAACGGCCTTGCTATATCGAATTTGAGTTGGACGCGGTGGAAGATCGGGATGCGTCGATAGAGCAGGGAATGCCTGTCTACAAAGATGTCGAAATAGCGCATCTCACACCGATTGGATGTCAAGGCACGAATGTCGTACAGAAATTTATTACCGCAAAGCAGCTCGACGAGTGGCGATTTGGTGATAATCGGCGGCAAGGCCCGGTGCCGTATTACATCGAAGCCTATGAAGCTTGGAAGGCTGGTTTAGCGATCCCAGCAAATGGCCTTGATATTAAGAATTGGCCCGGTGTTACACCCGCTCAACTCAAAACATGCCAAGAAGCCGGTGTCAGGACAGTTGAAGATTTAGGCGAAGCTAATGCTGATACGATCAGGCGACTCGGCATGGGCAGTTTGTTGCTAGTTCAAAAAGCTAAAATCTACCTAGAGAACGCCGAAACAAATAAGGCAGCAGAAGAAATCTCCGCTCTGCGTATGCAGATGGCTGATTTAAAAACGCTACTGGACACGCAGAAAGATCAAATATCAGAACTACAAGAGGACTTGGAATCGCGCCCTGCGAAACGCGGTAGGCCGAGAAAAGAGGCTGCATGACACTTTTAACGATAGTCCAGAATTCGTGCGATTCGATTGGCTTGTCGGAGCCAGCGGCTGTGATTGGCTCGACAGATCAAAACATTGTCACGCTGCTTGCGATGGCAAATACGGAAGGGCGGGAGTTGTTAGACAGATTTTCGTGGCCTGCCACCCAAATCGAAGTCACCCACACTTCGCTGGCCGCTGAATTGCAAGGTGTTATGACGACTCTCGCCCCAGGCTTCAGCTATATCACTAGCTCGACATTCTGGGATCGGACACTCACCCAACCTGTGCGTGGCCCACTCTCGCCCATCGAATGGCAAGCACTGAAAGCCCGCACGGCTACTGGCCCATACGCAAGCTATCGAATATTCGGCGGCAAACTATACGCATACCCAGCTCCACCAGCCGGGAATACGTGGGTGTTTGAATATCAGTCCACTTACTTCTGCCAGTCCGCCGCAGGTGCGAATCAATCGAAATGGGCAGCGGATACCGATGTCGGCGTGCTCGATGAGCATCTGATGGAAATGGGCATCATCTGGCGCTTTAAGAAAAAGAACGGCCTTGATTACTCCGAAGACTATCGAAGCTACGAGCAGAAGCTAGCGATGGAAACGTCCCGCGCTGGCGGTAGGCCGATATTGGATATGACGGGCAGTACTCCTACACGCGGCGTCTACATCCCCGAGGGGAGCTGGGCGTAATGGTAACCGAAGAACAAATCATGGCTTTCTTAGGGCAGTACGAGGGCGATGATATTCAGCCCAAGCAACTAAGCCAATTAACTCCTGAGGAACTAAACCAATTAAGCCAAGAGGAGCTTGTTGCATATGCTCTTGCAGAGGAACAAGCTAAATTTGGCCCCGGCGGAAAATATGATGCAACCGCTACGATTCCGAATGAGAGCCAAAACCCCACCCCGGCTTTAAGTATCCCTCTCGGTGAAGAAAGTCCTGTGAATGCGACGCTTGGCTTCCGAAACGGCATGGTTGTTCCCGGTGTTGCGGCTCAAGGCGGCAATCTGTCCGGCTACGGTAATGTGGGAATTAATAAAATGGGGCCGCAAGCTGTCAATGCTGGAATAAGTGGCCCTTTAGGACGTTTCGATGCCAGTATTCCAATATCAGATCCTGAAGCACTACGCCTCAGCGGGGAGACTGACATAGCGGGGAATATAATTACTGCTGGTTGGACTCCGATGGAAAAAGCCCTGATGCTTCAGGTTGGCATTCCCATAAATTAGGGCTATGGGTACTCCAGCCGGACAATATATTCCACCAGCACGAAATACAGGGGCGTCAAGGCCACGCGCCAAACCTACGTTAAAGCCTGTGGTTGCCGGAAAACCTAACCCAAATATCGGCCAGGGACTAAAAACATCCGGCGATTTGCCGCAATTCGGCGAAATCGGCTGGGTGAATCCAAATTTTGATCTAGATCACAACGCCGATGGCTATCACCGCTTTGATCCAAAAATAGTCGGCATGGGCATGCAAATGTCTCGAACCTATGCCGATGGTGCCAACGCATATGACATCTATCAAGGGCTAGCGAGGGGCGCGCCTGGATCTTCGCTCGCGAAAGACGCTCGAACATTTATGACGGACAATGGCATAAACCCAGATAGAGCGAACGACATACAAAAATTTGCGGCGATGGATTACGCTGGCCGTCACGTTCAGTGGAAAAACCAGCGCCCCAAAAGAAAGTTTACGTTAAAGCAAGCCTTTGGCACCGCATTAGCAATTGGCGCTCTCGTTTACGCCAAGAATCCTAAATTAGCCGCCTTTCTTGCAGGGAGTAGCGCAGCCGTTCAAGGCGGGGGTTGGAAGGATATTGCGCTATCGGCAGGGCTGGCTTATGCAGGCGGTAAATTGAGTGCGCCAAAGCCCGGCATGCAAAGCTCTGTTCTTGGCAGTCCGACAACCATTGCATTAGGCGCTCCGTCTAAGGCTGCTAAATTTTTCGCGCATGCGGGCAATGTCGCAAAAACAGTCGCGCCCTATGTCGGCAGCGGCCTTGTTGTCGGCAACGCTATAAACCAATCGGGAGTGACAAGAACGCCGACTCAATTTAGTAATTTACGAGGCGGCAATAAAGAAATCACGACTTTTGAGCCTGAAAATCAAAACATTGCTTTTAGCCCGCACCCAACGAGCGCCTATACAGGGGCATACCCTGGCATTGCTAATGCTGGCGCACGGCCAATAAACACCACTCCGATTGCGTCGATAAATCGAACTATGGCCGCTGCGAAGCCTTATGTCGCGCCGCCCCGCGTACAAATTGAACCGAATATGCCCATAATCAACTACGATCCACGCAGAAACTATCCGCAAACTACGACAATGCAGCAGGCGCTAACGCGCCCCGCAGCGACTCGCGCCCCATCTAAAAATGTTACAGCCGCTTAATAACAACGCTCAAAGAGTCAAAACATCGCAAAGCGTCAGCATTCCTGCGCCCGTGAGGGGCTGGAACGCCCGTGATTCACTCGCCAATATGCCCGAAGACTTTGCGGTTCAGCTCGATAATGTATTTCCGAATCTTACAAGCTGCGACTTGCGTAGCGGCTACGAATCGCATAGCACCGGCAACGGCACTGGGGCTGTAGAAACACTCGTCGAATACGCGGGGCCGGTAACGCGCAAGTTACTTAGCGCCGCGGGTAGTGTTATCTACGATTCGAGCGCGGTAGGCGGCAGTACGTCCATTGCCACCGGCAAAACGAATGCCAGATGGCAAACCACGATGATGGGGACTTCCGGCGGGAACTTTTTGTATTTCGTAAATGGAGAGGACGCGCCGATTTATTACAATGGCTCAGCCTTTGTTACGCCAACGCTTTCCAGCGTCACCGCAGCCAACATTATTCACGTCACGACGCATCAGCGGCGGCTGTTTTTCGTTTTCAAACAAAGCCTGACATTTGGCTATTTGCCGGTGGTTTCCGTGGCTGGCACAGTTTCGACGTTCGATTTGAGCGGGCTATGTCGTAAAGGCGGCTATTTGATGGCGATCGGCTCATGGACTCGGGATGGTGGCTCTGGCCCCGACGATCTATTCGTCGCAATAACGTCCGAAGGCGAGGTTATTTTGTACTCGGGCAACGATCCCAGCACAGCCGCAGATTGGGTGTTGTCTGGCGTATTTAGTATCGGCAAGCCTATTGGTAGGCGGTGCATTGAGAAAGTGGGTTCTGATTTAATCGTGACGACGCAAGATGGCGCTATATCGCTGACGACATTTTTGCCGATTGATCAGGTAGCCAGCACGAGCATGGCGATGTCAACCAATATTCAGAACGAGTTTTTGGCCTCTGCGCGAAGCTATGGCGCTAATTTTGGATGGCAGTCGCTGCATTACCCGCAAGGTTCGTATCAATTATTTAATATTCCAACGAGTACAACGGTAGCTTTGCAGTATGTTATCAACACGCAAACAGGTGCGTGGTGCCAATTTACCAACCAAAACGCGGCATGTTGGGCGCTTTATAACGGTGATCTGTATTTTGGCGCTCAAGACGGCGGAATAATTTACAAGGCCGATACCGGCTTGAATGACAATGCTGCCAATATTGATTGGAAAATACGGCCCGCATTCTCGTACTACGGTGCGCGGGGCAATCAAAAGCTATTTACGCTCTGTCGGCCACACTTTACGACAACTGGCGCTCCCGGTTTTGCCATAGATTTAAATATCGACTTTTCCTCCGCTACTCCGACATCAATTCCTAGCGAGCCAACTATCGCTGGAGCGCTGTGGGATGTTGCGAAATGGGATGAATCCTACTGGACGGGCGAGGCGCAGGTTGCGAATTGGGTGACGGTTATGGGCTTAGGCGAGGCGGCGTCGCCCGCGATCCACGGCGCTACAAAGTCAATCACACTAAAATTCAACAGCTATGACATGGTTTGGCAGCAAGGTAACGCAATTTGACTACCTTAGTATTCGGCCGAGATGAAGAACTGGCGACGTGGGCGGAGCGCAGCGGCATCGGGCCATTCCAGCGGCCATTGACGGCCATAGGCGTGGCTGACAAAGAGGATAAAATTATGGCAGTCGCAATTTACAACAATTATCGTTATTCTGCCGACATCGAAGTATCATTTGTTGCAGCGACCCCACGTTGGGCCACGCAAGGCAATATACGCGCAATGTTAGCGTATCCATTTGTCCAGCTTGGCGTTAAGAGGTTGTCTGCTATCACCACGAAAAAAAACAAACGTTGCCGAAAATTGCTCACTGGCTTGGGATTCAAGCAGGAAGGCGTGCACCCGTTCGCCGGAGAAAACCAGGCGACTGCGATCACATACGGCCTCTATTCTGAGCCAGCGAAAAAATGGGTAGAAACCAATGGGTAAAAAGACACCGGACGCGCCGCCTGGATTTAATCCGTCGCAAGTTGCAGCGGCGCAGGGCGCAATAAACCGAGAAACGGCTGTCGCTCAAACGCAGCTTAATCAGCTCGATGAATTTACACCATATGGCTCGTCTACTTATGCGCCAACCGGTGATCCGACGCCGCAAGGCATCCAAAGGTACGCAAGAACCTTCAAGCTAGATCCAGCTCAGCAAGCGATTTTAGATCAACAAAATCGAGTAAGTCGCGAATTGAGTACAGTTGCGGGTGATCAGGTTAGCCGAGTCGGCGAAACGCTAGCAACGCCGTTTTCCTATGAAGGCATGCCAGCAGGTGGAGATACTGGAAACTACGGGCAGACTGAAAGCAATTTGCGCGCAATGACGCAAAGCCCGTATGACTTGCAAGCCGGGAAATCCTTCGCGCCGACAGCGCAAGGAATAAGTGCAACAGCGGACGCTGGTACGAAAGCAGCTATGACTGCCGCCGAATCTTATAGCACTCCGTTTGACTACTCTTCCGCTCCAGCAGCGCCAGGAGCCGACGCAGCGGCCAGACAACAGGTTATCGATTCGATGTATGGGCAGGCGCAGTCTCGCTTAGATCCACGTTTTCAGAGCGAGCAGGTAGCGATGGAGAATCAGCTTGCTAACTCCGGCATTCCGCGAGGGAGTGAAGCATTTTCGAGCGCCATGCGTGACTTTAATCTGGGCAAAAATGATGCGTACCAGGGTGCTTACAATTCAGCAATTCAAGCGGGCGGGGCAGAGCAGTCACGGTTATTCGGGATTGGAACGCAGGCGCGTCAAAATTCCATTGCCGAGCAAAATTACTTACGCGCTTTACCGGCAGCGGAGCAGGCGCAGCTCATGGGCATGTACGGCCAAGAGCAGCAGCTTCGCCAAGGCCAGTTTGATGCTCAAGGGAACGTGCGTGATCGAGAAATCAGCGAAGAATTACGTCAACGCCAGATCCCAATGCAGGAGCAGCAAAATCTAGCACAAATGCAAAGCCAGTTATTCGGTTTGAACGATCAACAGCGCCAACGCGTTATTCAAGAGCAGGCTTACTTGCGTAATCTGCCGCTGAATGAAACCGCCGCGCTGATGTCAGGAACTCAAATTAATAATCCACAGTTCGGGGCGGCTGCTCAGTCAGCCATAGCAGCGCCGGACTACGCTGGTTTAACTTCGAGTAATTATGCAAATCAAGTCAACGCCTATAATACGCAGCTTGGCTTGAAGGGCGCGAAATTCGGCGCACAAGGCGATTTAGCTGCCGCTCTCGGCGGCTATGCAATAACTCGGTGATCAAATAATGCGAAATATTGATTTATATCGTGGCGGAAGTCGTGGACTGTTAGGCGGGCAGGTTGCTCGGATTCCGTCTTACACTGCGAAGCCGTATGACATAGAGACACCAGCATCTGCGCGATACGGTTTTGCCGCAAAGATGGTAGAGGCGTTAACTGCCAAAGCAGAAAAGGACAAAAAGGACAAAATTAGATCCAGTATGTTGGCTGCAATGCTTGGCGACAAGTATCAGTACGATCCAAGCAAAGCATCAGAATCCTTTACACCCTCTGAATATATAGAGTCTCAGCGCGTTGCCTTGGCCGATGCTCAGGCGCAGGCTCAACCCGAAGGCGTGAGTGCATTAGGACTTGGCTCTGACAGCAGCGCCCTTATGCCTTTTGA